TCCATATGCCATACATTGAACGAAGTAGTGTTCGATCCACTCTCGTGGTTTTGGTTTTTTAGAAGTCTTGAAGTCTATGATTGACAACTCGTTATCAAACTCTGCTATACAGTCAACAGTTCCAGCAATTCCCAGTTGTTTACTATATAGTGACCCCTCAAGGGCGTGAATATTATTTATACGATTGAGAGTTGACTTAGAAATCTTGAATAAGAAATCAGAAAGTGGTTGAACATCGGATAATTTCCGATTATGTAGGTAATCCTCGACAAGAGTATGCATATCTGTACCACGACTTGTTGCTTGTCGGGTAATCTTATCTGCCTCTTCTTCACCAACCTTTTTTCGCCAGTTAACGAATATCTGGCGATTTTTATGACTAGTTACAGAAGTGATAGAAACAAGTTTAATTAACTCATCATTATCAGGAACTAAGTAATACCTTGTGCCGTCAATTGTAGTTCTTTCAAGTTGGGGTAAATCCAAATCAACATGATTAAATGTCAAAAACCTGCCTCCATTTTTGCTACAAGATATTGACGAACCAAACCAGAACGAACAATATCATCTACACCAAATTCAATTATATCAAACGAAGGCATTTTACGCAAGACTGCCATAAAGTCTACAATACCATTTCTTTCATTTGTTTTAATTAAATCAGATTGTGTTGCGTCACCAGAAAACATAATTTTACAATTTTCACCAACACGGGTGATAATAGAATCTAATTCATGGAAATTAAGATTAGCAAATTCATCAACAATAATAATACAATTATCTAATGTAACACCACGAATAAAAGAGGTAGACCAAAACTTAATCGTTTCTTGTGACTTCAGATTTCCATAAAGCATTTCAAAGTCAGCATCTGAAGGCATCTGAAACATATACTTCACCATATTCTTATAAGGAATCTGGTAAATATCTGCCTTATCATCATGACTTCCTGGCAAGAATCCAATTTCTCTAGTAGGGACTAGTGATCGAACAATATAAACTTTTTCGTAAGGACTTCTTTCATCTAAGACTTCTTTTAAAGCATTATACAATAGACAAAAAGTTTTGCCGGTGCCAGCACAACCATAAGCAACAATGTGCTTTTGGTCTTTATAAGAATCAAATAACTTTCTTTGATTATCAGTAAGTGGTTCAATATCTACAAGATATTCTGAACTCAGTGGTTTTTTGCGCTTCATTTGACGAGTAGTAAGACCAACCCCGATTGGTTGCTCTGCTCTTTTTCTTCTTGCCATATTAGAGTTTTTTTACAGTTGACTTTGGTGCTTTACTTGCCTTGTTTAGTACTTCGTTCCATGAGGGGTGCTTATTAATCAGTTTGTCACGCCACTCCCCCGTCTCACCTGGAGAGGGGCAAGTTGATGGATCGGACCAATCACGGATCCATTCAGGGTTATCAGATTTCCACTGGTCCCAGTCGTGGATACTCATTTCCACTTCTTTCTGTTCGCCAGTGGTTTTATTGACTACAGGATATACGGGCATAAAGTTACGAATTCAAGATAATTTATTTAGAGTCATTTCATTATATCACATACTTCCAAATATATCCTTTATGTTTTTTTCTTTTGTTTTGACATACCAAAGTTATTTTTGCAGTTGATGCATTATTTTTTTCTGCAGCAATAGTCATACTATCATATATTTCAATTAAATTTTCATCAACATCATATTTTGCTACTTTTCTAACATTATGAGAAGTTCTTTTATATGGTGGTATTTTTGATAATGGTTGACTTTCAAAACTTTTCCACTGAAATCCCCCATAAGTTTGATATTCTCCTCGTGTTACAGCACTTATACCTCTACAATCTGTACCAAAAACATCATAAGAAGCATCTCTACAACTTTCATAAACATTGATTAAATTTCCATCTAAATCATAACAAGCAACTTTTTTAGAATTACTTTGTTTGACTGCTTGTTTCCATTTATCTCCATGTTTTTTATTGAGAAATCCACCACCATCACCACCATCAGTCATATTATAGTATGGTTTCAAAAGAGAAACATAATACATTTCTCTTTCATTTACTTTATTTTCAAGACATTCTTCTATAATTTCAAATACAAAATTTTCAATGCCATACTTTCTCATAGCATAATATAATTTTGTATTTCTTACTTTTGAATGGGATTTATGTTGTCTCCATCTTACCTTTGGTTTTTTAGATTTGCCAATATAAATTTGCTCATTAAGAATATTTGTTATTTTGTAAATATAATGTGAAACCATAGTATGACAGGTTTATTCTACCACTATTTATGTTAATTAAGGACTTAAACGAGCACGATGTAATCTTTTTTCTTCATAATACTTCCAAACATTAGGTGCCCATTTTTGAAGTTCTGGAACCATCGCGTCACAAAGTGCTTGAATTTCAATCTGAGCATCAAGTTTAGAACGAAGATCCATAAAGTGAAGAACAGAACGTAGATTGAAAGAAACTACAAAGTTCTGACGAATTGCCTGGGGGAGATAATCACGAATATGCTCTTCACACATACCTTCCACATAATACTTGGCATACTCCCCACACTCACTCAGAATGCGCTCTAACTTGCGTTGACGATGCTCTTGGGTCCATTCATACTTTTTACCTTTACGGTTGGTATAGAAACCCTCAGGGCGCACATAGAAGACTTCTTCAACATCAAGTTCACGATTAGCAACCTTCACAACTCTTTTTCCAGTATATCGTTGCGATTGAACATCCCAAGAAGTTCCAATACGATGAGTTCTTGCCTGAACAATTACATTATGAACAAATCCAGAAACTGAAAAGGTAATCCCGGGATGTTCAATCGGACCCCAATGCCCTCGTTCATTTGCTAAAAGTTGTTCAACAATCCATTCACCACATTCTGTTGGTGATGGAACTTTAACTTCATGAATAGGAACTTCAGAATAGTCACCCTTACCTGCTTGCCAGATTACTTGTTCTGGAATTGGGTAGCATTGAAGTTTGACTACCTGTAAACGATTATCAAGTTCAAGAAGATCTTTTGCTTTAATTGGTTTCATTTCTTTCCAAATCCTTTTGATGTTTGTGCTTCCAGTTGTGCGATTTCCTCTTTTACAGCACGGAGTTGTGCTTTCATTTCCCTAACTTTATCTTCCGTATAAAGGTGGTCTTGTTTAATCAACCTTTCAAGAAGTTTTACAAGTTTTTTTGCTCTTGTCGTTTCAGTCATCATCATCCTCAAATATTTCGTCGTAATCCAGATGTCTTGGTCGTATGTCATCAATCTCATAAGCAGAAACATCAGAATAAACTTCTGCTTTCAGAGAATCAACCAACAGTTCAAGATTACGGACTATAAGTTTTAATTTTTCTTTGTCCATAAGATACCATTCTCTCTTCAAAATTTTAGCATAAAAAAAGGAGGGAATCAATCCCTTTATTATAAAATCTTAAGAGTCAAAAAAATTGCCGGGATTTTTTCCCAGCATCCGGTAAATTACTTTCGCTTTTTCTTTTCTGGTGACTTATAACCCCAAAGTTTAGGATTGACTCTTCCATATCCAAAGTCAATGCTCTTTAGATTCTCACGAAACTTATCCCAATACATATCAAACAATTTGATTCTTCCACCACGAGTGAGGTCAAAGCAAATCTTATCATCAAGTATATACTTTATAATATAAGCATCAATAGGAGCATCTTTCGTACAGACTTCGGCATAGGACCCACCTTGAATCAGAATTTCACAACCATATCGCGATTTACAATTTTCTTTTTCTACAGATGTCCAGGAGTCCATATGCTTTTCTGTATTTTGTGCTCTTTCAATTACATCACCAAGTTTACTCATGAACGACCTCCCCATTGAATATCAGGATATGCCTCAGAAACAACTTCTTTTGTAATCTTATATTTGGTTTGGAGTTGCTTATCTTTAGTAAGAATAAGAATTTCTGCTTCAAGTGGGTGAAGTCCTTGAAGAACATTAATGAACATCGTTTCTCTACGAAGAGAACTCAAACCATCATTCCCACCTTTTACGAAATTATAAAACTTTTCATATTCTTTACGAATTGAAGACCTTCCTTGGTCTTGAGATCCCAATGAATTTGAACCAAGTTCTCCCATTTTTTCTACAGCATCAGAAATTTTTTCACTCAGAGTTCCCTTGAATGAGTCCATCTCATCAACAGCAGCATATGGTACATCTCCAGGAGGGAGAACAGAAATTACTGATTCATCAAAATTCCAAATGAACAGTGCTTTAAGTGAAGGATGTTCAAATTTTTTTAATGCTTCAATTTTTTTAGCATTAGTTCTTTGCTTTACAACAATATTCAGAATCTCAAAAACAAAAGGATTTGCAGGTAGATCTGGAATTGGTGTTTCTTTTACAACTTTTGGTTTCGTTGTAGTCTTTTTTGTAATAGTCTTTGCTTTTGTTGTCGTGGTCATAGTTTTACAAGATATTGAATACTATTAGTGGTATTTATTTTGATATTATTCTTCATCTTCCACATCTTCTACTTCATAATCATCAAAGTATCCTTCCTCAAATCTAACGGATACAATCTCTTCGTCAATTAGATCGCCGTCTTTGTTATAAAACTCAGGATGATATGCTATTTGCTTTGGACCTTCTTGATGAGTCATCATATATTCACGGGCAACCCAACCTGTTACAAGTCCCACTATAAGAAACAATATGGTTAGAAAGGAACCTAGAACTAAACTAACTGCTAACATTTCTTTTTCTCCGGGAAACTACTTTTTCTTCCTTGACTTTAAGGAAAATTCAAAATAGATAGTTACTTCCCGATTCAGAAGGCAAACTATCTTCTCAAAAATGAGATGGAATGGTTGAGTCTGCTTTCTTTTTCCTCCATTAAGAATAAGATCAACGCCACGATTTCTGTGGTCAGAGTTATTTATGTTACTATCAGACAATTTGTTTTTCTTTTAGATATTTGACTGTATCGTTACATCCACCAAGTTTTTGATCGTCACAAATAACCTGAGGGAATGTAGATCCTTCACCAAACTCAGCATAAAACTCATCTTTGGTGAAGTGCTCGTCAAGATTATAAACCACAAAGTTGCTTCCTGTCAACTCTAATACTTGTTTAATCTTGTAGCAAAAAGGGCAATTGTCTTTAGAATATACGGTAAAATTCATAAGAGATTATTAAGATTTACAATAATTTATATAAGAAAAAAGGAGGGTATTATCCCTCCTTATTATACCACCAACTTACCTCTCCACACCATAGAAGAGAGTCTTCAATCCCAAAGTCACAAGGATGTTGAAAACTTTGATGTTATAGGGTATTTAATTTCAAGTGTCAAGTCAGAGAGCACGAATGGCAATAGTCGCTTCATCAAGTTTCGTCTGTGCTTCAGACTCTTTTGTTGAAGCAGTTACCTCATCACCTTGCTGTCTTGCCTCCATTGCCTCGGCATATAGGGTCTGAGCAGCAAAATAAGGAGTTGCTACGCTATTATACTCTGCTTCGGTTAAAACTTGAATTTGATTTTTTCCACAATCTGGTTCTACCATAGTAGAGACTGGTGTTGTGTCTGGAAGTTCTGCGAGACAAACATCCACCCCCTCAGCATCAGTCAACCATACCTTTACATCCAGACCAGCATACTCTTTCCAAGGATGTCTTTTATATTTTGGTTCTGGAGTAACTTCACAACAAAAAGTGTTGTGATCGTCATCAACATAATAGTGCTTAACGTATTGCATTGCTATCGTGAGAGTTTCTTTAGTTATTTATATTTAAACCATATTTTTGGGAAAGTTCTGCGTTCTGTTGTTCCATTGTTTGAAATCCTTTTGCAGTTGCCCAAGATACTATACTATATCTTTGTCCTTTTGTAACTGGTTCAACTCCGTGACGGTAGTGGTGGTTGGAGGGGAAACAGACTAACATTCCAGGTTCTGGTCGGACACGTATTTTAAGATCTGGGAATACAAAATCCCCACCTTCATAATCATCGTTGAGATAAAACACCATGGATATATCTCTGTCAGTTGATTTTTTCCATATCAACTCACCATCTGGAGTTTGCCACAAAGACTCCCCATCAACATGAGGGGAATAGTGTCCACCAATTCCATAGGAGAGGATTTGTGGAACTTCACTCTCAAGTATCTCAATACCATAAAATGGATTGATGACTTCTTTTACTGTGCTTTTGAAAAGGTCTACAATTTTTGGGAATAATGGACCTGCTTCAACATGTTGAGTGTCACGGACTTGTTTATTTACAACCCACTCTTTCCTCCCAGTTTGATTAGATTTTTGTGGGTCAAAGACAGATAAATCGGTTTTACTTGTCCGTTCAATATGTTCTCTTAGTTCTCTAAGACCATATTCATTGATGATGTTTGGGCGGATAAGAATGTAGGATAAAGGATTATCAATCATACTAAATGTTTTCTTATATTATACCACTACTTATACGTAGACTGGGAATGTAGCGGGTACTAATCCTGTTGATGGAAGACCATTTGCTAAAGCACTAGATGCAGCAAGACGATTACGTGCCACACTTAAGTTTGCTCCAGGAACCGCAGCAGTGGTGTCTGATGAATAAGTGACCTTATCCATTGTTGATAATGGACCAACAGCACCACCACCAAAATATCCAGCAGTAGAGTTACCCGTAGCACCCATATAATAACGTGCCGCAGTTAAGTTTGCTCCAGGAACTGCTGCAGTGGTATCTGATGAGTAGGTCACTTTATCCATCAATGATGTGTAATAACCACCACCAAAATAACCATGAGTTGAGTTACCTGTTGCAGCAAGACCATAACGTGCCACACTTAAGTTTGCTCCAGGAACCGCAGCAGTGGTATCTGATGAATAAGTTACCTTATTCATTAGTGATGAGGTAACTGGACCCAGACCACCACCAAAATAACCGTGTGTTGAGTTACCTGTAGCAGCAAGATACCTACGTGCCACACTTAAGTTTGCTCCAGGAACTGCAACAGTTGTGTCTGATGCATAAGTTACCTTATCCATTGTTGAACGTGGACCAGGACCACCACCACCAAAATAACCATGAGTTGAGTTACCTGTAGCAGCAAGACCATAACGTGCTGCAGTCAAATTAGCACCAGGAACAGCAGCAGTAGTATCTAATACATAAGTTACCTTATCCATTAATGATGTGATAGGAAAACCACCGCCAAAATAACCGTGTGTTGAGTTTCCTGTAGCAGCAGGAAAATAACGTGCCACACTTAAGTTTGCTCCAGGAACAGCAGCAGTGGTGTCTGATGAATAAGTTACCTTATCCATTGATGATGTGGTAGGAAGACCACCACCAAAATAACCAGTATTAGGAATTGGTACAAGGGAAGTTACCGTTTGAGGTGTTGGTGTTGCGGCGGGTGGTACTATAGGTGTTAGATCATTTGCTCTGGCACTTGATGCAGCAAGTTCTTTACGTGCCACACTTAAGTTTGCTCCAGGAACTGCTGCTGTGGTGTCTGATGAATAAGTTACCTTATTCATTGTTGATACGGTGCCACCACCACCAAAATAACCATGAGTTGAGTTACCCGTTGCAGCAAGACCATAACGTGCCACACTTAAGTTTGCTCCAGGAACCGCAGCAGTGGTATCTGATGAATAAGTTACCTTATTCATTAGTGATGTATTAGGAAGACCACCACCAAAATAACCATGAGTTAAGTTTCCTGTTGCAGCAAGATAATAACGTGCCGCAGTTAAGTTTGCTCCAGGAACTGCAGCAGTCGTGTCTGATGAATAAGTTACCTTATTCATTGTTGAGAATGGACCAGGACCGCCACCACCAAAATAACCATGAGTTGAGTTACCTGTAGCAGCAAGACCATAACGTGCCACACTTAAGTTTGCTCCAGGAACTGCAGCAGTGGTATCAGATGAATAAGTTACCTTATCCATTGTTGATTTAGCAGGAAATGAACCTCCTCCAAAATAACCATGAGTTGAGTTTCCTGTAGCAGCAAGACCATAACGTGCTACAGTTAAGTTTGCTCCAAGAACTGCTGCTGTGGTGTCTGATGAGTAGGTCACTTTATCCATTAATGTTGTAGTGGGAACACCGCCACCAAAATATCCAGCACTTGAGTTTCCTGTAGCACCAAGTTGATATCGTGCCACACTTAAGTTTGCTCCAGGAACTGCTGCCGTGGTATCAGTTGAGTAAGTAACCTTATCCATTGTTGAATATGGACCAGGATCACCACCACCAAAATAACCAGTGTTTGGAGTTTCTGGAGTTGAATCCGAAAATCTTATCGCAGGAGAACTAGGTGCATCAGCAAGATATGGAGAACTGGGAAGACCATTTGCTAAAGCACTTGATGCAGCAAGACCATAACGTGCCACACTTAATGCTGCACCAGGAACTGCAGCAGTAGTATCTGATGAGTAAGTGACCTTATCCATTGTTGATATTGCAGGAGATTGGCCGCCACCAAAATATCCAGCACTTGAGTTTCCTGTAGCAGCAAGATCAAAACGTCCCACACTTAAGTTTGCTCCAGGAACTGCTGCTGTGGTATCAGTTGAGTAAGTAACCTTATCCATTGTTGATCTTGGACCAGGATTACCACCACCAAAATAACCGTGTGTTGAGTTACCTGTTGCAGCAAGACCATAACGTGCTACAGTTAAGTTTGCTCCAGGAACTGCTGCAGTAGTATCTGACGCATAAGTTACCTTATCCATTGTTGATCTTGGAGGAGATTGGTCGCCACCACCAAAATAACCATGAGTGGTATTGCCTGTTGCAGCAAGATAACTACGTGCCAGACTTAAGTTTGCTCCAGGAACTGCAGCAGTCGTGTCTGATGAATAAGTAACCTTATCCATTGTTGATACTGTAGGAAATTGGCCGCCACCAAAATATCCAGCACTTGAGTTTCCTGTAGCAGCAAGACTATTACGTGCCACACTTAAGTTTGCTCCAGGAACTGCTACTGTTGTATCCGATGAATAAGTAACCTTATCCATTGTTGATACAGGACCACTACCACCACCAAAATAACCATGAGTGGTATTACCTGTAGCAGCATGATAACCACGTGCTACAGTTAAGTTTGCTCCAGGAACTGCAGCAGTGGTATTTGTTGAATAAGTGACCTTATCCATTGTTGAGAATGAACCAGGACCACCACCACCAAAATAACCAGTATTAGGTGGTGTAACAATAAACGGAGATGGTGCCACCCAAACCTCATCCAGAGGAACCCATTGATCTTCGGTTTTTAACTCGTAAAGTTCTCTAAGAGAAAATACGCCTCTGGTATCAGACATAATTTACAAATATTTTTTGATACTTAATATTACTATTTAGATTATAAGAGTGCCATTGATTACCTTTCAACATTACTAACCGATTATATCTTGCTGGAACACACCCATACTCTTTCCATAAATCCAAGTCAGAACTAAAAATATTCTCTAAGTTTCTCTCATCAAGTTGTAGAGATCTCATCTCATCTTGAGTTGGAAATGCCTCCAGTCCAGTTTGCTTATGAGAGTAAAATTTAATCCCCATCTCACCAAAGACCTCTAAAGGTAAGGACATATAAATCACAGCAATCCAATCACATCCAAGATGTGCCACAACACCAGAACTTGTTCCTTCTTCATTAGTTGCTTCTATGATGCTAATTGGTCTACCTAAAATCTGAGAAATTTTACCAACCGTCTCATCGGTAATCACACATTTATTTTCAAAAAAACCTCCATGATAGACATGAGGCATATCATAGAGGTCATCAACTACAATGATTTTTTCATTCATTCTTCAGTGTAATTAGTGGCAATTTTTTTCTGCTCCTCTGCTGGTTTGATTGCGGCACCATAACCCAAATCAGTTCCAGTCAGTTTCTCATATCCCTTCATAACTTTTGCCTGAAGGTCGCCAATAAATTCCATACGACCTCTGGGATCAAGTAGTTTTTCCATTGGTAGATAACCTTCCTTGAAGTTATTTCTTGGATCAACCATCGCAGGAGCAGAAGCACGACGCATTGCCTGAAGATT